TCTCTGTAACGAATATCAAATGAATTATTGTTCCAAAGTATTACTTCAAAACTATTATCTGTATTACTACGATTGTATTCCCTAAGACGATACCATCCAAAAATCATTTTTGAACTATCGCCCCACGACTTCATACGTGAGCCCGAGTCTCTAATTAAGTCAGTCCAGAAGGGATATATGGTATAAGTGTGCTGCCCATTGATAGGGTCAGGAGTATAGTCATTACAATAGCTACCACTAGAACCAAAATGGAGACATCCATTAGTTGCCATTCTTGCTTGGCTAAATGTAGACCCATAAAAAGTAAAATCAAAAGAAAGGTCAATTGCAGGAGAAATTCCATCATCAGATACTGAGTAAGCTAACTCGCCCTCAAAGTTGTTTGCGTTAGCATTAAGGTCGTAAAGGTCTTGGTTATTTTCATAAACATATTGGGCTGATAAATTACTTGTAAGTAATAAACAACCTATTACTTTAAGCCAGCGATACATTCTCTTTTAAGTTGTGGAGCAGAATGCCAAACTTGTTTACACCTTTGTACTTTTTCTTTATACCAGACTTTATAGTCAGGTCGGTCTTGTTTGTTTTCTTCCCAAGCAACTGTTGCTTCTTTACCTATTTTACCTTGGTAAGGACAAGGTGTGCCGGCCATTTCCATTGCAGCAAACACTCTAGGATCTGCACATAACAATGATATAGAAGCCACTTTCATACCCATATCGTAAAGATATTTAGATAGTTTTAATCTTTCACAGTTTTGATCTCTTACTGTTTTACCACCAGAAAAACCAAACACTTGGCCCTGGAACGCGCCCGATCTACCTACGGTACATAAGTCCTGTGAATAAGACATTATAGATGGAGCAATAGCAGAAGCAGGTGGAGCTTCAGATTTTACGTTTTGGTTGATAGTTTGAGTCGAATTTGATTCGTTAATGTTTCTATTCGTGTTATCAGATTTGCTGTTATTTTCATTAACATTTTTGTTATCAGTTGTAACATTTGAATCTGACGTTGAAGTATTGACATTTGTATTAGCCGAAGTGTTGACGTTAGTATTATTCGAAGTGCTTGAATTCGTGACATTTTGATTTACTGTCGAATTAACTGTTGAGTTAGAAGTTGAATTCGAAGTATTAACATTGTTGTTTGTATTAGTATTGTTAGAAGTTGACGTATTAGTATTAGTATTATTATTAGTATTATTGTTAGTATTTGTTGCTGTATTTATATTTGTATTTTGATTAGTACTAACATTAGTATTCGTATTTGTATTTACGTTGGTATTACTGTTGGTATTACTGTTGGTATTAGTATTAGTGTTGGTGTTATTTGTGGTGGTATTGTTAGTAGTATCCAAACTATTTTGCTCGCAATACTGAGAGCCAGCAGTACAGTTACCTGTCTGATCCCCATAAGAATTAAATGATAGTACCAACCCTAAAGCTAGAAGTACGCGTTTGTTCATATTTTTTTATTAACATTTCCAACGTTTTCTAGCCTGCCTTAGCCTTGAGTTTGGGTTTTTTGCAGCTTTAGGGAATTTCTTCATCTGTCCAGCAGACCTAGCGCAATAAGACTTACGTCTTTTAGCAGCTTTGCTTCCCTTTTTAACTTTTCCTGTTACTGCAGTTTTAAGTTTGGATCCAGGATTTGCTCTGCGGTGAGCAGCAACGCCCTTCGCAGTCATACCCGCACCCGATTTGGTTTTACGGTAGTTAGCGCCTTTACCCTTTGTTGTTTTTCTTATTGGGTTTTCTTTTTTGCGGGGCACTTTTCTTCCTTATTGGTTTTTCTGGGGTTAAACTTTTTTTAAATAGTTTTGCATAGGCTTTTTTTACCCCATTTAAAAATTTTTCAATATATTCTATATACATAATTATACTCATTAGCAATAAAGCTAAAAGAATAGTATAACAAAGTATCACTTCTTCTTAGCTGTTTTTTTAGATTTCTTAAATGCTTTGTTAGTTGGAGCCCCTTTAGACCCTTTTTTACGCATAGTTTCACCCGAACCCGCTTTTATACGTTTCTTTTTAGCGTGTATGTTTGCGTATAACCCTCGTTTTGCCATTATGCTCTCCTCGCGTTTTTTGTTCTTTTAAAAGAACGGTTTGATTTTTTTGATTCCATCCTCATATTCTTAGCCACGCTGTTTAAAGGGTTGTTGTCTTTATGTGCAACATCTTTACCATCACCCTTTTTTGCTTTGCCTTTAGCTATCATTATACGGCGTGCTTTGTTGCGACCAGCTCTGCGTTTCTTTTGTTTAGCGGTGCCTTGATATCTATCGTATTCTTGCCGATAGTTTCTAGATGTCATTACTTACCAGTTTTAGCTTGAGCTTTCTTATGTGCTTGTCTCATAGTATCACCCATAAGCATACGCCTTTTCATAAAAGCCATATGTTTAGCACTGTGGTGCTTACTGTGTTTGTTTAAAGACGTTTGTTGACGTTTAGAAATGCTTTTCTTTTTGACCTGTTGAGATGGTCGTTTAGCTTTTCTAGGCATTACTTTTTAGGCTTCTTAGGGTTATAAGATATAGAAATTTCTTTAGCTATTTCCTGTGCATTTTTTGTAGGTAAACCTTCAAAATTTATAGCGTCTTCTGCGCGTTCTCTGTTAGGTACATTAGGCATCATTGTAGTTTCTTCAACTTCTGTGTCTCCAATTTTACCTTTTGTTGTTGGTCCTGGTGTTCTAGACGCCATCTCTTTTCTCCTGCGTAATTAAAAAATCAACTAACTTTATTTTATCATTAATCTCAACTAATTTACCAACCAGCTGGTCTAAATACTCCGTAAAGTTAATATGTTCCGGTATTGAAGTAGGGTTAGAAGTAAGAACTTCTAGGTCTAAAGTGACCTGGGCCCGTTGTCCTTCAAGCGTTACTTTGTAAGCTTTGTAGATAGATCCTTTATCCATATGTTTTTCCTTAATAGTGGTCTATGTCATCGTCCACGGCTAGTAGCCGTATGAAGATTTCTTCTTACTTTTTTTTGCCGGTTTTTTCTTCTTAACAGGCTTCTTCTTGTACATACCTTTCATTCCCATTTGATTTATACCTCCGCATTTCATAATCTTTATAGTACCTTAACTAGGTTCTGTTGGCCAGACTATTGGGTCAGTTGATGGTAAATCTCTTAACGCTTGACGGTACGTGGCCCATTCTGTTTTTTTAGAGTCTGACAAAGGGCTATCGGCAACCTGTGTCCAATCCGATTCAGCAAGCAGGACATTTCTATTTGCTCGTACTTCATTTAAAACTAAATCCGCTCTTTCAACAGCGGCACCGCTTTGTATTAAGTATCGATTAGCTGAATAAGAGCCTTCTATAATGCTAAAACCACTTGCAAGAGGTATTTCTGATTGATGAGCCACACCCGAAGTTGCGTATTCAATTTCACCAGAATCAGTATTATAAACTGTGTATGTGTACATTATTGAGTGTTATCCATAATTATATTTAAAGAAAGCTGAGTGTGGTTATACCCCCCACTAAAATAAACTCGCCAATAAACAGTGCTTTGAGAAGTACTTAACCCGGTTATCTGACCTGTGTAAACATAGCTATAGCCTCTATAAGTTCCTGCATTCCAGTAGATATTAGTATTACCACTTGCATTTACCCAAGTAGAATTGTTTAAAGAGTATTGCACTACCCCCCCACTTACATTACCAAGAACACCAGCAAAAATTGCAATGTAAGTGGCCTTATTTCTTATTTGTGTAACTGTTACGGGGACAAACGAAGCATTACTGCCTGTGTACGTGCCAGAACGTTGTACATAATTCTGTGCACTTCTGCCTAAAGGAAAAAAAGTACCCGCACTAAGATGACTTTTAATGTCTGTACTAACATTATCAAAATGTTGAACGTTAAGAGTGTCTGCATTAATCTCAGTTCCTGTAATAGTATTAGAGGCTATTTCATTAGCTGTAATAGTATTAGAGTCTATTTGATCAGCTGTAATAGTATCAGTGGCTATTTCAGTAGCCGTAATAGTGCCACCATCTATTTGAGTAGCTGTAATGGTATCCGCTATAATTTTTCCACCATCTAGAGTGTCAATCTTTGCATTTACAATAGCTCCATCTTTTATACGGGCTTGATCTATATAAACAACGCCCGAATCAACAATAAAAGGCGCAATATTGCTAGACCCACTCCATATAGCAAACTTATCAGCTTGAAACTGTACGTAGGACTGGGCTCCTGAACCGCTGTTTGCGTTTGAGCCAATGACCATACCCGCGGCTGACTTACTGCCGTTAGATTCTGTTGCAACTGTAAGTACAAACATGGCATTTACATCGCCATTAAGATTGGCTGTGGTAGTACTTAAACTAGAAATAGAAGAAGTGTGCCCTCCAACTGTACTACTTAAAGTACTAAGAGAACTAGCAGTAGCGTTTTGGGCATTAGTAACTGTAATTACGTCTTGTTGTGCACTAGCCATAGCTGCCGTAAGAGTACTACCTGTAAAACTAGTAGCTCCAAATACACTTACTAAAGTTGAATCGCGTCCTGCTACCCAAGCATTGTTGGCTGCGTTTCTTGTATAAATCTGACTATCATCGGTGTCAAACCAAAAATCATGTACCCCCAATGCAGAACCGTCGGCCCTGACACTTGGAGCGCTGCTTTGTTTGATAA